GAAGACAGGGTTAGAGGAACAAATAATTTAAGTGTTACAAGTACAGGTAAATTTAAAGTTGTACTTGAAATACAAAAGGTAAAAGGTTTTAATTAATGGCTGATACAGTTACAACACAAACTATAGCAGATACTTCTGGTGTAAAATTTGTTACTAAATTAACAAACTTATCAGATGGTACTGGTGAAAGTCTAGTCAAAAAAGTTGACGCTTCAGAGTTAACTTTTATGACCGAAGATGGTAATAGAAAAATTAGTAAAATATGGTGGTCGGTAAACGCCGTTAGTACAAGAGGTGCAATTGAATTAATTTGGGATGGAGTTACTAACGCTACAGCACTAGTATTATCTAATACAGGTTATTGGGATTTAAGAACTCCTGGTGACGAGATAATTAACAATGCAGTTACGCCTACAGGTGATGTTTTATTATCAACAAAGAACTTTACAAATAATGATTCTTATACAATTATTGTTGAGTTTAGATAAAAAAATATATAAATAGTTAGACATTTAAAGAGAGAGTTACAATGAAACTAATTAGAGAAGAAATTAACGAAGCGGAATACCTAGTTGAAGAAACTAACGGTAAGAAAGAATATAAAATTAAGGGAATATTCTTACAATCTGACATCAAAAATAGAAACGGGAGGGTTTATCCTAACCAAATTTTGGCCAGAGAAGTAAAGAGATATAACCAAGAATTTATCAATAAGAATAGAGCATTTGGTGAGTTAGGACATCCTGATGGACCAACTGTTAACTTGGAAAGAGTTTCACATATGATTAAAAGACTCTATCCAGAAGGTAAAAACTTTATTGGTGAAGCTAAAATAATGGATACTCCATACGGTAAGATTGTAAAAAGTCTTATTGATGAAGGCGCCAAGTTAGGTGTTTCAAGTAGAGGTATGGGTTCATTAGAACAAAAGGGTGGTGGAAACGTAGTAGGAAGTGATTTTTACCTCGCTACTGCCGCTGATATAGTCGCTGACCCGTCTGCTCCAGATGCTTTCGTTGAAGGTATTAGAGAAAATAAAGAGTGGGTATGGGACAACGGTATTCTTGTTGAAAAAGATGTAGAGATGTGGAAACAAGAATTAATTAAAACAAAAAGACACAAATTGGCCGAGAAAAAAGCGGCTATATTTGAAGATTTTTTAAAAAAATTGTAATTAGAAAACTTTAAAGTTATAAATATCTTTACAACGAGGGATATTTTAACTAGTTAAAATTCAATAAAGGAGATTTCTCAATGGCTGATACAGAAAACAAAGTAGAAGCGTCAAAGCAAAACGTAACAGAAGCTACTGTTGCTGATGCTCCTAAAAAGAATGCTGTAGCAGCTGAACCTTCAAAAATTGCTAGTATGAGTAATTACGAAGATTTAGGTGCAGCTGTAGTAAAACCTACAGACAGTAATCCAGACGCTACTAAAAAATCAAAAAAAGTTTCTGACGCCGTAAATGCTAAGGCTGACGATGGTGACGCTGGTAGCAAACCTGACACAAGTGCTGGTACTACTAAAGTTGCTCATCCTGGTCAAAGTATGAAGGCAGAAGAAGAATCAGTTGAAGACGAAACATTATCTGAAAAAGAGGTTAAGGAAGGCGAAATGCCACCTGAAGCTCTTAAGGCGCTGAAAAAATCTAAAGAAGACAAAAAAGAGATGTCAGCATCTTACAAAAAAGAAGAAACTGAAGAAGATACTTTAGACGTTTCTGATGATGTTAAAGCTTTAATTGGTGACGAAGATTTAACAGAAGAATTTAAGCAAAAAGCTGCAACAATTTTTGAAGCTGCAATCAGAGCAAAACTGAAAACAGAAAAAGAAAAAATTGACGTAAAAGCTGCTGATAAGCTTAAAGAAGATACAGATACTTTCAAACAAGAGCTTGTTGGAAAAGTTGACTCTTACCTAAACTATGTTGTGGAAGAGTGGATGAAAAACAACGAACTTGCAGTTGAAAAAGGTATCAAAGGCGAAATCGCTGAGGATTTCATAAGCGGTCTTAAAAAATTATTTGAAGACCACTACATTGATGTTCCAGATGAAAAATATGATGTACTTGAAGACCAAGCAAGTAAAATAGAAGAGCTTGAAAAGAAATTAAACGAGCAAATTGAAAAGAATGTTGAACTTAACCAATCAAACAGTGTCTTAACTAAACAAGATATTGTTGATGAGTTAGCGGCTGATTTAGCTGTTACTAACAAAGAGAAGTTTAACAAACTTGCTGAAGAAGTAGATTATACAAACGCTGAAGAATATAGAAACAAAGTAAAGACAATTAAAGAGTCTTATTTTGGTTCTAAAGAAGTTTCATCAAAAGATGGAATTGACACAGTTGCAACAGATGGTGAAACATCAAATGTTGATCTGTCTAATGCAATGGCTGCTTATACGGCCGCTATTAGTAACACAAAAGACCGAATTAAACTCGGTTCTAAATAGGGGAGAAAGATAAAAATGTACTTATCTGAACAATTAGTAAAAAAATGGCAGCCTGTCCTAGAGCATCCTGAACTCCCTAAAGTTAAGGATAATTATAGACAAGCAGTCACAGCTGTTATCTTGGAAAACCAAGAGAGAGCAATAAACGAAGATAGAGCATTTATGTCAGAAGCTGCTCCAACGAACAGCACTGACGCTTCTTACATACAGAATTGGGATCCAATCCTAATTTCTCTTGTTAGAAGAGCAATGCCAAATCTTATAGCATACGATATCTGCGGTGTTCAACCAATGACTGGTCCAACTGGACTAATCTTTGCTATGAGAGCTAAATACACTTCACAAGCAAATGCTTCTGAAGCGTTATTTGACGAAGCAGACTCAGACTTCTCAGCAAGAAATGCTGCAGGAGATTCTACTACTGGACAAGATTCTGGTGGTCACGCTGGTTCAAACCCTGGATTATTAAACGATAGTCCTGCTGGTTCGTACTCAAAAGGTACTGCAATGGCTACGGCTACTGCTGAAGCGCTAGGTGATGCTGGTTCAAATGCATTTGCTGAAATGGCATTCTCAATTGAGAAGTCAACAGTAACTGCTAAATCAAGAGCTCTTAAAGCGGAATACACTATGGAACTTGCTCAAGACTTAAAAGCAATCCATGGTTTAGATGCAGAAACAGAACTTGCAAACATTTTATCTGCTGAGATCCTTGCGGAAATCAACAGAGAAGTTGTAAGAACTATCTACATCAACGCTGAAAAAGGTGCTTCATCTAACTCAGGAGCAATTAACACTACTACTGAAGGTGTGTTTGATTTAGACACAGACTCAAATGGTAGATGGTCAGTTGAGAGATTCAAAGGACTTATGTTCCAAGTAGAGAGAGAAGCGAACACTATAGCACAAAGAACAAGAAGAGGAAAAGGTAACATTTTGATTACTTCAAGTGATGTTGCCTCTGCACTTCAAATGGCTGGTGTGTTAGACTACACTCCTGCTCTTAACAACAACCTAAACATTGACGATACTGGTAATACTTTTGCTGGTGTATTAAATGGTAGATACAAAGTATATATTGACCCATATGCTGCAAACCAAGCTGCGAAGCAATACTTCGTTGTAGGTTACAAAGGTACTTCACCTTATGATGCAGGTATGTTCTATTGTCCATATGTGCCTCTACAAATGGTTAGAGCAGTTGGTCAGGACACTTTCCAACCGAAAATTGGATTCAAAACAAGATACGGAATCCAAGCAAACCCATTCGCTGAAATTGGCGCAAGTGGATCAAACGCTGTAATTAACGGTGCTGGTTCTGCTAACGCTAACAGATACTACCAAAGAACGCAAGTTGCGAACTTAATGTAATATCTGTTTTTACAGAAACACAGAAAAAG